GGCAAGCTGGGCCATAAAGTCGGCTAGGCTGTACGGCGGGGCTATCGGCGTGATGCTGGTCGATGACGGCGGCGATATCGACGAACCGCTGAATAGGCGCCGTATAGAAGGGATCGAGGATATCCACGTTTTCGAAAGGGCAGTCGTTACCCCCGACTACGCAAGCATGTACAGCCAGCGCCCTATGGAATTACATGGCGGGTCGACGGCAAAGCTGGGAGTCCCGGAGTACTACCAGGTTAACAGCATCTACGGTAGTTTCTGGGTACACGAAAGCCGTTGCCTTATTTTCCGCAACGGCACGCTCCCGGAAAGCACTGCTAACCCGCTATACCGCTTTTGGGGGATGCCGGAGTACGCAAGGATACGCCGCCAGCTCCGCGAGACCGTCACCACGCACAGCCTCAGCGTGAAGCTGCTGGAGCGGTCTGTCCAAGCCATATACTCGATGCAGGGGCTCGCTAGGCTCCTCGCTACCGAAGCTGGAGAGGACGAGGTAATCAAGAGGCTCCAGTTAATCGACATGGCTCGCCATGCGCTCAATAGCATCGCTATCGACAGCGAGGGCGAGAGCTTCGATTTCAAGACGGCTACCATGTCCGGCGTGAAAGAGGTCGTCGACTCTTCGTGCAATATGCTCTCGGCTGTCACTAACATACCTCAGACGATACTCTTTGGCCGATCCCCGGCTGGGCTTAACTCGACCGGCGACAGCGACATGGAGAACTTTTACAACTTCGTCGGCAGGATACAGAAGCTCATGCTGAAGGGCAACTTGAATAAATTGCTGGACATCGTGTCGCGGGCGGGCGTCGCAAACGGCGAGATAGAGGAGATGCCGGAGATCAGCGTCGAGTTCAACCCCCTGTGGAGCATGAGCGACGCGGAGCAGGCAGACGTCGAACAGAAAAAAGCTCAGACGCGGCACACCAAGGCTCAGACTGCTCAGATATACGTTGACATGGGCGCAATCGATCCGACTGAGGTCCGAAAGGGGCTCGCTAGCGAGGACGAGTTCTCGGTCGAGGAACTGCTTGACGACATGGACGAAGAGGAATTGTGGGGCGGCGAGGGAGAAAACATCGACCCCAGTTCAATGGCTGACGATGGCGACAGGATTCTGACCATTCAGAAGCTTAGGGATGCATATAAGCAGCTACAAGCGGAAGGTTCCGGGCATGATGCTTCAGAACGCGGCAGGGCCGACGCAGAGGACGACGTAAACTGGATAACCCTACCCAACAGCGTGCACGTGCCTATCGGCGGCAACGAGACAAAAGGCGAGGCGGTAGAAAAGTTCCTCGGAGAAAAAGAGAATAAGTCCTACTCGAAACTGAGCAAAGAGGCCATAAGCGCGGCGTACGGCGCCTACGACCGCGGGAGGGTAGACACGGACGCCATGCGGACAGCCCTGCGTGACATCCAATACGACAAGGACTTCGGTGCGCGCGAGATTAGCGAGTCCGAAGCCCACGAAATAATCTTTGACAACGTGCCCCGGAACGTGTACGACGGATGGTACAGGGAGTACAACAGCCCGTACAAGACCAGGCTGGAGGACATCGCGCTCCACAACGACGAGGTCCGCAACGCTGCGCTCAACCTGTCGTGGCACAACTACAGGGAGCACATTGGCGAAGACATAGCATACAAAGACTACCTGTACAAGGACATCGAGGTGTACCGGGGCAAGCCCGGCGGCGCCGAAGCGGAAAGGTACGTCGAGGGCGACCAGATAATGTCATACTCGTTCGACAAGAAAATCGCGCAGGGGTTCGCGGTCCAGGGCGGCACCGGCACGCGAAACATCACCGGGAACGAGCCAGTCCAGACCGCAACAATAAGGCCCATAGACACGATCGGCAGCTTCAACGGCACCGGCGAACTGGAAACGTTCGTCAGGCGCGACTCCGGAGAGCCCGTAGAAGACCCGTCCGGGATACTTGTCAGGGGAGACAGGCGGAGCAACGGCGGCGAACGTGAAGACGAAGGAGACGAAGGAGACGGCAACGACAACGGCAGCGTTGGCGTCCTGGTTGTCGTTGATGGCAAGGTGCTGGCAGGGAAACGAGCCGACAACGGCCAACTATGCGGAGCCGGCGGCCACATGAATGCCGGTGAGACACCGGCGGCTGCCGCAGTACGCGAGTTGTATCAAGAGTTCGGAATTACGCCCTTGAGCCTAAAGCCGCTTGGCCAGATGGAGGGGCTGGACGAGCAGTATGGCAAGCCGTTTGTATATTTGTGCGAAGCGTTCGAGGGCGAGGTTAGGTGCGTGGACGGTGAAATGTACGACCCGGAGTGGATCGAATTGACGAGCGCGATCTTCGCTCCGGCGTATACCGACATGATGTTCCCGCCGTTCCGCGAGTCCCTGAAACTGCTGGGGAAACAGGACTTTTCCTTGACAAAAGGCTGTCAAAATGCTAGAATAAACACAGACAACACAATACCCAAAGACAAAGTAAGTTTTGCAACGGCAGACAACGAAAAGGTCTATGCTTTCAATAAGGAAACCGGGGAAACCAGCGGCCTGGGGCCTGACATCGACAGCGAAAACGAGCCGGGGCCCAACGAAGAAACACTAAGAATCCCGGACGAGGAAATAGGGAAAGGCGTCGGGGCAAAGGCAAAAAACTACGAAGTAGTGGCCCCGGACGGGACAATACACGAGTTTGCGGAAGGGACGAAATTTCAGAACTCAGAAGTATTTGCAGGACAAGGAACAAAAACCAAGCTTCGCGATAGCACGGCAGAAGGTCTTTCCTCCGAATATGGAGGCGACCCGAATTCATGGCAAAAAGCAAAAGCAACAGCAGTGGTAGATGTGAACGGCGAACACAGGAAAGCGGAAGTGCACTGGTTCCAAAGCCCTGCGTCCGGCAAAGTAAAATTCAAGGTTAAGGTATGGTTGGATGAAAGTTAAGTATATTGGCGCAACATCGCCGCTAGTTCTGACAAGTGGGCAGGAGTACGACGTCCTATCTGTCGAAAGAGGATGGCTACGTGTTGTCGACGATTCAGGTGAGGACTATCTTTACTCGCCTGACGTATTTGAGCCCGTAGGAGTCGCATAGGAAGAGGCGACCGGAAAAACCGTCTAGCTAGTAAAACCACAAGAGACAAACGTCGTGAAGCACATGGCGCTTTTTTTATGCCCAAAAAGAACGTGCCGCCCGGATGATTCCGAGCGGCTAAACGCGCTTAGTAAAGTCGCCTATTCTCCGCCAAGAACATGCTTATTCATAAACATGTTGTGGCCGCAGTAGACGCATTTCTTGAAAAATGGCAAAATAATCAGCCCAATACCGACGGTACAGATGCCAATGGTCCAGAGTACGGCAGTGCGCGCTACCTTCTTGCCGCCCCCTTCGCAAAGGCAGCACCCTATGCAGCCCTTCTGAACGTGCTGTGTGTTTATCCTCACTTCTTGACCCATAGCCATAACCCCAATCCCCTTATCAATGATACTGGCAATTATAGCACGCCGCCAGTATCAGCGCAACTTATAGTTTCGGTGAGATAACGCCTGCCGTGAATCAACTTTGTCCGAGACGAGGCTTGCCATGAATAACCACAAAACGACAATGGCCGTCAGGGCTGCGGCGACGCCCAAGTTCCACGGCCGTAAAACTTTGCGGTCTAAAGTCAAGCCGCAGTACCCGAGCGGCATCGAGCGCGAATACCTCCGCGTGGCCAATGCTTTCATGACACAGTTCAATCTTGTGCTGGCCGAGTACTTGCCGGAAATCAGGAAAGTGATTTCTGCCGCGCGCGAGTCCGCAAGGGCGGACGGCTCGACCGGAGTCAGTATTTCGGCGGTCGGAGCTCAATTGCTGGAACAAGGTTCGCTGCACGAGGACGAGGAGGACGTTCTGTCGCTGATTACCCGGAAGTTCTCGGAGATTTGGGCGGCGTTCGAGCTCAGGGCTGAGGTTTTTGGGCTACATAAGAAGCTGGACCGGGTCGCGAACATGAATAGCCGCCTTTCAATCAGGGAGTGGAGACGTGCCGTAAAGAATACGCTCGGCCTCGACATCGCGCGGGACTATTATTCCGGGGAGTTCTACCGCGGAGCGATCAAGCTGTGGTCGCAGAGGAACGTGAACCTCATAAAGACTATCCCGAAGGACGCCCTGGGCCAGATGCAAAAGATCGTCCTGGACGGCTATATGGCCGGCAGGACGAGCACCGACATAGGCCGGGAGATACAGCAGGCATACGGACTGAACCGCAACAAAGCGCAGTTCATAGCCCGCGACCAGACGGCGAAATTAAACGCCGAGCTCGCGCAGGCGCAGCAGACGGATGCTGGCGTCACGGAGTACGTATGGAGCTCGTCGGGCGACTCCAGGGTAAGGGACTGCCACGTTGATTTTGACGGCAAGCATTTCAAGTGGGCGGAACCGCCGGATAACTGGTACAACACGAAATCGAAGGGCCGCGTGTACGTCGGGAAAGCCCACCCCGGGCAGGCGCCGATTTGCAGATGCGTTGCACTGCCGGTGTTCAACATAGAAGGGCTTTCGTTGCCGTGGGAAGGGACGCAATAGGGCGCCGCTACCTGATTTTTCTTGCAGCGCCTATGGAAACTACCCACCGGTCGCGAAAAACACATCCTGGCAACGTAATTTCGATTGTAGGGGACATAATAGGGAACGCATAATGCGCCTATAGGTTTCAAGAAACGGTTTAGAAAAAGGGGGAAATATTTTTGGCTGGAACGGTTATACAAGAAATCTGCACACAAATATGCAACGAGACCCGAGCAATAAGCCGGTATTCGGACGCAGCCCTGGATTCAGGCAACGAAACGCTGCGGACCATCTACGCGGAGAACCGCATTGACGGGCTTGCTCATTTGCAGAAGCTTATAGTGGCGCTGACGGAGGAGTTCGGCGGCGAGGCCCCGGTTGCCGACACGGATTCATCCGACGGGTGCGCGCCAGACCCTAAATATGGCACGAGGACCGATGGGTTCGGTGACAACAATGGCGATAAGCGGATCATCGTCGAATGCAGGGACCCGGACGGTCGCATATTCTGAAAGCTTACCAGACGGCAGCGAAGTCGATGTGACCGGGTTCAATAGTTGGCACACCGGCGTGTACCACAAGTTCGAAAAGGAGAACGGCGAATGGTACCAAACATATGGGGACCGACAGAAAGGCTTGATCCACTGGCCAAAGGCAAAAATCAGTGCAGACGAAGCTGCCAATGAGATAGTGAATACTTGTACGTCTGAAAACGGGGGCAGAGCAGATATCAATACTCCGCAGTGAGCGCGGATGACCCATACGCGCACTAAATTCATAGCGAGGGAAGGCTATTCACCGATGGTGTTCACAATATGGGTTCACATGCGCCAAGGAAATAGAGAATTACATAAAAACGGAGTACATACCACATTCTGAAGCGGGCAAAGTGGCAAAAAGCAGATTGTGATAATTTGCCAAAAAGAATAAAGAACTGAGGGCAGGCTTACAACAGCCTGCCTTTTAGATTGGAGTGATATTTCTTGGAATTGCAGAGAGTATACAGGCTTGATTCCGTAAAGCTGGACTCCAGATACTTCACAGATGAAGGCTATCTAGTCGATGCACCCATTGTCACCAGCGTGGGAATATTCGAGTACACGAACGAAGACGGGACGATACGCAGGGAGCTTCGGCTCCCTGAACACGTTTTTGCCCCGGAGAGCCTTGCGACCTACGAGGGGAAGCCCATCATCATAACCCACAGGGCAGGGCGGGTCACCAAGCGCAACGTCGACGACGTTTATGTCGGCACGATGCTTTCAAGAGGCTACCGGGACGGCGAGGACGTCCGGGTAAAAATCGTGATCCACAGCATTGACGAAGTGAAGCGCAGGAAATTCAGGGAACTCTCGCTCGGCTACGACCTAGACCTGATCGAGGAGCCGGGCCAATGGGAAGGGCAGCCTTACGACGCTATACAGACGAACATTGTCATAAACCACCTCGCGCTGGTCGGCGACGCGAGGGCGGGCGAACAGGCTCGTCTGAACATAGACGGAGAAACAGGGGACACTAATCTTCTTGAAGGAGGGATTAAGAGAATGGCAAACAGACCCAAAGGAAAGCCACTGAGCGCCAGCGAGCTCAAGGCCAGGCTCGGCGCGATACGGCAGCGCAGGATAGACGAGGCGGAGGCCGAGAAGCAGGACGAATTTGAAGACGAGGACCCAATAAATACCAAAGGCGCCGACGCGGAAGATATCGAGGGCGAAGGCGACGAAAACGCCGACGAGGACACGCTCGAAGAACCCGGGAACAGTGCCGAGCCCCCGGAAGGGAAGAGCATTGAAGAGAGGATTGGGCTTGTGAAGGACAGGCGCGACAGGCGCGACGAAAGCGGGGTCCCGGACACGCTCGAAGCCGCGCTGGCCCATATCCTGCAACAGGACGAGGACATAGAGGAGCTTGTCACGGCCATTGAGGAAGTGCTGGCGGAGCGGGACTTCAACGGATCCCAGGCCGACGAAAACACAGAAGAGCAGCCCGAATCGCTCACTTTCGTCGAGGAAGTGGCTGAAGCGCTGCACAACATGGACGGCAAGGGCATTGCGAAAGCGGTCGACCAGGCTGTCAGGGAGCGCACCAAGCTACTGCGCATAGGCGACAAGCTGCGCCTCGACGGGCTCGAAGACATGACGCCGATGCAGATGAAGCGCGCGATCATCGCAGCCGTCGTCCCGAAGATGCGGCTGGACGGCAAGGGCGAGACCTACGTCAACGCAGCTTTCGACATGGCTGTGGATACGCTCAATTCCACGCGCAGCACTGAACGGCAGCGCAGGCAGATGACATCGCGGCGCGACTCCGCAGAGCAGGCTCCGGCAAAGCCACGGGCTGAGGCAGCCCGGGAGCGGATGAACAGCAGACTGAAGGGAGGCACAGAATAATGCAGCTTTCATATAGTTTCCAATCCCCGATAGGCATAGCCGGCGCACTGCTGGACATTGCCAACAAAGATATCGTCAGCCGCGCCAACGGGGAGGCTGACAGCAAAAATATGAAGTACGGCATGGGCGTGGTCAAGGGCGATTCCCCCGGCAAGGACGTCCTGGTCCCGACGGAAGACTCCGAGCCCGCTGACTTCGAGGGCGTCCTGATGACGGGCCATATTGACGAGATGGACAGGGCCGGGCTGATCGACATCGAGCACAGGCAGACGGTCGGCGTCCTGAACTACGGGAAAGCGTGGGCGAGGATCGCCCCCGGCACGGAACCGGCCTATGGCGATGACCTGTTCCTCATAGTTAACGGCGAGTTCGCCGGTTTCTTCACGAACGAGGCGGAGGGCGCCATTGAAATCCAGGGGAGGTTCATCGGGGGCATAGGGTCCGGCGACATAGCCCCGGTCGAAATCTTCAACCAGAAACAGGGGAAAAAGGAGGAAGAAATCGATGGCTAGAAACAACAAGGAAAATCAGTCGGTAACCTACGACAAGGCCGACTACTACGTGCTGATGGCGTCGCAGATACCGGCGACCTTCGCGGCGAACCCTGACATGCGCTTTGACAGCGCGGAGGACGCCAGCGTGTTCTTTGCGGGAGAACTGGACTACATCAAGGCGCAGACCTATGACATATTGTACCCCGAGATGTCCGCGCTGCAGATATTCCCGGTAACGAGCGAGGTCGACGTCGGTGCGGATACTGTCACGCATTACAGCTATGACAGGACCGGAATGGCAATGATTATCCAGAACTACGCAACCGACCTGCCCAGGGCCGACGCAAAGGGCATCCCTTCTACGGCGCACATTAAGTCGCTCGGCACAAGTTACGGCTACTCCGTACAGGAGATGAGGGCCAGCCGCATGGCGGGCAAGCAGCTTGACGTCAGGAAGGGCGACTCCGCGAGGTACGCCATCGATTATGCCATCAACTGCATCGCTTGGGCTGGCGACGAGGAAAACAACCTCATTGGCGTCCTGTCCCCCAGCAACAACATCCCGGTGTTCACGCTCCCGCTCAATGAAGGTGGGACCAGCACTAAGCTCGTCGACAAGACCCCGATGGAATGCCTGAACAACATCAATGCCGCGGTGCGGTTCATCGCTACATTGACGAAGAGCGTCGAAAGGCCCGACACGCTCGCACTTCCGACTGACGCCTACCTGTATCTTGCGGACACGCCAATGGTCATCAACGAAGGGACGGGCGCGGTCAGCACAATTTTGGAGTGGGTGCTCAAGAACTCCCCGCGCCTCAAGAACATCATAGAGGTCCCGGAACTGAACGAAGATAGCGGCATAACGCCGTATAAGGGCCAGGGCGTCGGCTTCATGTACAAAAAGGATCCCAACAAGTTCTCTATCGAGATCCCGATGCCGTTCTACCAGCACCCGATACAGCCGGACGGCCTGGAGTTCATCATCCCCTGCGAGGCGAGGATAGCTGGCGCGCTCATCTACTACCCGCTGTCGGCACTCGTCATACTCGGCGTTTAGGGGGCGTATAAGCTATGAATTACAAGAACGCCACTACGAAGCCCATAGGATTCGGTAAAGACGCTATCCTCCCGGACGAGTCCGCCCCGCTGCCGCCCGGGTACGGCCCTAGCCACCCGGTAGTCAAATTCTACATCGCCAAGGGCTGGCTCGTGCCGGACAACCAGGCTGCAGCCCAGGCGCAGCCTGAACCGGCTGCACCAGCAAACAGCAATGCTCTCACCGCAGAGATTGCCGCCGTCAACAAGGCCAACAAGGCGGAGCTGCTTGAAAAGTGCGGCGAGCTTGGCATCCAGTGTTCCGAAGTGGAGACCAACGACGCGCTCAGGAAGAAAATCATTGACAGGCTGAAAGCTGCTGGATAGGGGGTGCCGCCCTATGCGGGAGATCGGGCCGCTTGAGGCATTGCGGACAGTTGCCAAGGAGTTCGACGGCGTCGGCGACGACGAAGTTTGCTTATGGCTCATGCTGACAGAGCCTTTGGTGAGCAAGCGCCGGTTCAAAAAAATGTGGGCCCAGGCGCTTGCCCTGCTCACCGCGCACAGGATGAAGATGGCCGGGGTCGGAGCAGAGGACGGGGAAGACCCGCTCTCCGAGATAGGCAAGATAGGAGCGGGCAGCCTTGCGCGCGTCAGCAGCTTCTCCGAGGGCCAGACCTCGATTAGCTTCGGCGGCGACTCCGCGAGGCTCGGGGAACTGAACGCCGAGCTCGCCTTGACGCACTACGGCACCCAGTACTTGACCATGCTCAGGATGTGGATAATGCCGATCACTTCGGCGGGTGAGAACGTTGGCAGGCCATGACAGGATCACCCAGCAGGGCAAGCAGTTCTACAGGCAAATCAACGAGCTGAAGAAGATGCAGGTGCGGGTGGGGTTCCAGCGCGGCTATGCGTCGAGCGAGGGCAGCGCGGACATCGTGGACATTGCGGCGTGGAACGAACTTGGCACTGCCAAGGTCCCGTCGCGCCCGTTTTTGCGCCAGAGCACAGACAAGAACAGGGTCAGGATATCGGCCATGTGCAAAGCGCAGTTGCAGGCGATAGCAAGAGGAGAGGCGACTGCGGAGAGCGCCCTTAACGCGATTGGCGCCATGCAAGTCGGGCTGGTCCAGAACGAGATCAGGAACGGCGAGTTCGTGCCGAACGCACCTTCCACCATTGCCAAGAAAAAGTCCGACCAACCGCTTATCGACTCTGGCACCATGAGGCAGTCGGTGAAGCACGTAATCAAACCGAAAGGTGGCGATTGAGACCGTGTACATTGGACTCTTCAAAAAGCGGTACACCCTGCGCCGCTTCGGCGAGCAAACGGTCGCGGACGGATATGCGTCGGCGCCGTCTTCCGAAATTTCGGTCCGGCTCAATGTGCAGCCGTTGTCCTCTGACGATCTGCAGGCGCTACCGGAAGGCGACCGCGCCGCAAAAAGGGTCAAGTCATTCGGCCCAGAACGCCTTACCGCTGCGGACGAGCAGCGCGGGACGCCGGGCGATTGGCTATTCTACAAGAGGCGCTGGTACGAATGCGTGTCATCGCTGGAATGGGACCACACTCTGCTCAGCCACTTCCAATCGGAGTTCGTGATGCTGCCGCCCCCGGACCAGCGCGACACTCCGGAACTTGAGCCCGAGGAGGTGGGCGGAGCATGACGCAGCGCGAACTGAAAACCGCCCTGCTATGGTTAGTTCAAACCTATTTCTCCGGCGCGAATGTCGCGTGGGGCAGGGCTAAGAAGGTGAGGCCGCCAGCGCCGCTTGTTACGCTCAATATGGGCAGTGTAAGCCGGCGCGCTCATCCCATAGCCCATACGAGTAACGGCGTGCCTATAGATGCCTATCCGTCCACGACCACGCTACAGGTCGACCTGTATACTATGGGCTCGGAGAGGCGAATTGCAGAGGGCTCTATCGGGCCGAACGAGAACACCGCTGTCGACGATATGGTCGACTTCCTTGGCTTTTTGGGGTCGGGGCTCATCGGTGATTGGTGCGAGCGCAAAGACATTGCGATCCAGTGCGGGGACGTCACTGACCTCACCGGCCTCGTAGACGCCGCATCGTGGGAGTACCGGGCTATGGCGGAGCTTACTATAGGGTTCACGCAGACGGCGGCCGGGTACGCGGGGATCATGCACGAGGGCGGGCTACCATTCCATAGCAACGACGGGCCGATGTTCGATGAAGAGGGGTATGCCCTTAATAGCGACGGAGGCAGGGCGACGGACTCACAAGGACAACTGCTACCGCCGCTGCCACAGGACGGGGGCGGCGATTTCATTTACCCGGAAGTCGAGGTTACGCCGTCCGGCGGGCGCTCCGGCGCCCTTGCGAGACAGTTTACCGGCTGGTTTGGCAAGACCGGCAAGATAGAGGAATACTACGAAGGAGGAACCAAGAATGGGAAACAACCTCGATGATATAGTCAGTGTCGACATCGACATATCCATGCCGGCCACCGACAGTTCCAGTTTCGACAACATACTTATTGTCGGGCTGCCGCCGGTCGTCGCCCCGCCAAAACCGCTCCCGGACGTCGGCGTCTACTCCGACTTGAAGGAAGTGGCGGACGCCGGTTACGTTGCAGTAGGCGAGAACGCGGACCCGGTCGGGATCGCCGCGAGGGTGGCGTTCTCCCAAAACCCCAGGCCGGCGAAGCTGTTCGTCGCGGCCATGCGCGAGGGCGAGGACGAAATGCTCGAATCGCCGGTCGACACGCTGAACCGGGCGCTCGACACGGACGGTTGGTACGTGGTGTGCCCGGCAGGAATAGGAGAGGAAGATCTCGAACAGATCGCGCAGTGGACGGAAGCGCAGGCGAAGATGTTTGCCTACACCTTTCTCGGCGCCGAGGACCCTGTGAGCGCCACTTATTTCCGCTCGCATGGGTGGTGCGGGCTTATCCGCGACAATGACCCCCCGGACGACGTGCCGGAGGAGAACCCATACCTTCATGTGGCAGTGACGGCCAGGTGCCTTTCGTTCCCGGTAGGCTCGGAGTCGTGGCACTTGAAGCAACTTGCGGCAGTCCACCCGTCCTTCTTTAGCGGGGCGCTGAAAAAGAAGCTTATGGAGGGGCACAGCAACTTCTTCGCGCAGTACGCGGGGCGCAACGTCAGCGTCAACGGACAGGTGCGCGCGGGCGAGTGGATCGACGTCATCAGGGGCCGCGACTGGCTGAGGAACGAAATGCAGCTCCGCCTGTTCAGCCTCCAGCTCGAGCTCCCAAAAATACCGTACCTGAACGGAAAAATAGCCTTGGTCGAAAACGAGATGATAGCAGCGCTCAAGACGGCCCAGCTCCGGGGCTTGGTCGCAGGCGACGAGCACGACGCGGACGGCAAGCTCGTCGAGGGCTTCACCGTCTCCGTCCCGAACGCCGCGGAACTGACCGCAACGCAGCGACAGTCCAGGATACTTGAGGGATGCAGTTTCAGCGCGCGGCTCGCGGGGGCGATACACGTCGTCAAGCTCCGCGGCGCGCTGAAGCATTAAGTAGGAGGGATCACAATGCTAAAAACTTACGACCCCAAGAAAATCCTCGTTTCGCTCGGCAACCACGCCGTAACCGGCTTCTCTGACGGCACGTTCGTAAGCGTCGAGCCCAACGGCGACGGCGTCACGTCGAAAACCGGCTGCGACGGGGAGAAGGTGCGCTCCCTGGACCCGGACGGCAGCTATACGGTCACGGTCACGCTGTTGCAAAACTCGCCTTCGGTCGCGTGGTGCCAGTCCAGGTACGACCTCGACAAGGCCACGGGCGACGGCATGTTCCCCGTCCTGGTCAAGGACCTCAAGGGCGGGATGCTCTTCAGCGCCGTCGACGCTTGGGTGGTGTCGCCCCCGAACCGCGCTTTCAACAAGGACGTCGGCGACCGCGAAATCAAGATAGAGACCGGGGAGGCGACGCTGAAGGGGGAGGCGAGCTAGTTGAAGCAGTTCGACGCCAAACTGAAGGAGTTGGGCGGGAACAGGTTCTACATCAGGCCGTTACCGGCGTTAAGATGCGCCTATATGAGCGGCGAGGTGTTTTCCTTTTTCGCCCCGCTCCTCTCGTCAGCCTTGCCCGCAGTGTCCGAAATGGCGAAAAGCAGCGGCGAGAGCGCATTGGACCTCGACATCGCGGCGCTTGCCCCGGCCTTGGCCAGCGGGCTGTCGTCCGTTTCGGGCGACAAGCTGGAGAAGGTGCTCAAGCTGCTCCTTGTGCAGCACGGCAACGTGGCTGTCGCCCTTGGGGGAGGAGGCGCAGAAGAGCTGCTGACGGAAGACCTCTTAAACGAGGTGTTCTGCTGCGAGTTCGTAAACATGCTGACCCTCGCGCTCGAGATAATAAAGGTAAATTTTCCGGATATCTCCATGAAGCTCGGAAGCCAATTTGGAAGCCTTCGCGGGCATTTGGAGAAAACGACGGCATCGGCAAGTACGGG